GGTGTTTTTATTTGATGCTAGCCCGGTGCTAGCCCGAGGAAGAAACAAAAAAGGCCCGCATCGCTGCGGGCCTTTCTGTATATGGTGCCGGCACCAGGAATCGAACCCGGGACCTACTGATTACAAGGCATGTGCTCCAAACATATAAATCAATGGGTTACGTGATTCCTTGTTACGTGCTGGCACGCTAGAACCCGCATGGTTTGCGGGCTCTTGAGTTCTTGTTACGTGGTTTTTTTCAATCTGCAGAGGGGGAAACGGTTGGGATGCTGTGGTCATACACGTCCATCATCTTCGGGTCGCGGTGGCCGCTTGCCTCCTGTTTATCCGCCCGAGTGCCAACTGTGTCGGTGATGCCACGTCGTTTCAGATCGTGAAGTGCGAACCGCTGCTCAGGCGTGATGATGTCGTCGGCAAGAGCCAAGGTAATGAAGCGTTGCCAGGCAGTGTCCAAACTGGACTTGCGAAGGGGGCCGCCATGGCTTGCCACGATAATGTTCCTACGTGACGGTGCGATCGGAATCGGTGTTTTGCGATTGAGCCACACCTTTGCTCGATAAGCCTTTGCGTTGTCCCATGCTTTGCGCAGCCGCGGTGTCCAACGAACAATATTGTCCCTGCTTCCCTTTCGCCGGTTGGTCAGGATGATGTCTGGTTGATTCCCGGTGGCTGTGTGGAAGTTGCTCCGCCGGCGGTACCGGCAAAGAAGGCCGCGTTCTGGGATGGTCGACGCTGGCAACTGGTTGACTCGTACCAAGGGCTGACGGCGTACAACATCGTCACCCGCGAACCACTGGTGATTGAGCGCGCCGGTTCGCTGCCGGCGGGTTACACCTTGGAGAAGCCGGGACCGGGGCAGATCTGGGGCAACGGTCACTGGATCGATGACATCCCGGCCGTGATCGAACTGCGTTACGTCGCCCAACTGGCCATGGTCAACACCGCGTGTCTGCAGGAGATTACCGGCGGGTTCTGGTCGTCGGTGTTGGGCGATCGCTTTTTCTACGACACAGAGCTGGAAGATCAGTTGAACCTGACCGGCATGATCCTGCGCGGCTTGGGCGGTTCCTACGCCTGCCGCAATGAGTCCGGCACGAAAGACTTCCTGGATCACACCAGCGAGCAGCTGCGTGAGATCGGCGATGAGTTCACCGAGTTCAAGCTGCAGCGCCTGCGCAAAGCCAACGACCTCAAGCAAACCCTGGCAGCGGCGCGAGCAGCTTCAGATTTGGACGCGATCAATGCCGTGGTGTGGGAGTCGGCACCGGTATGACTTGGGCTCCCATCACCCTACGCTGGCCAGAGCAGTCCACCCAGTGGCTTGACGACCTTGAGGCGGCAAAGAGTCTGGCGAGCAACGAGCTGGCCAGCACCGGGCAACGTCTGGCAGGTCTGGCCAACTTGGCCACCACTTCACCAGGTCCGGTCGGTTCCGCCGCAGAATCCGCCGTGGCCGCTGGCCGGGCCGGGCTGGCCGATGCCCTGGGCGAAGTGCCGGCCTGTTTGGTGGTGACGCCGTTTCAAAGTGGGGTGGGGCAGGGGCGCGGGTACCAGCGTTACCTGTCTGCACCCAACTTGCTGCAGCAGCTGGGCGAGAAGCTCGAGGACACCGGCGACGATAGCCGGCCAGCTGGTTCGCAATACGCCTTGGCCGTGATGTTTCTGGGCACGCGCTACGACAAGTTCGCGGCGACCTTGGCCCGGTTCAATGCCGTGTTGCCGATGTCAGATCTGCAGCGCGCCGAGCGTCGGGCGAAAAACCTGTTTGCCCTGGACGCGGAAAAGTGGGAATTGCCCACCGCCGGCACGCTGCCGCGCTGGGGCGCTCTGCCCTTGGAGCGTTGCACTGTGACCAAGGCTGCTACGCAAGCCTTGAACGGTCAGCTGTCGTCTCTGGAAAGCTATGCGGACAGTTCGCCAATGGCCGATCTGGCGAAACTGGCTGCCCGCAAAGCCAGTCAAGCCCAGGCACAGGCCCAGAAAATGACCGACCTCAAGTCGATGTTCGCTGGCGGTACCGCCGACGACACCATGCGCGCGCGCCTGATCGGTCCGGGCAATGCCGCCGAATTGCGTCACCAGCTGCTGCAGGGCGAAGCGCCTGGGCATGAGTGGGGGCTGTCTGCCGGCGTGCTCCTGGTTGGCTCCCTGAAAGGCTTGTCGTTCGTTCGGGAGTTGCTGGGCCTATGACCTTATTACTCGATGGTGAACAGGTGCACGGCAAGAACCTCAAGGTGACTGCCAACCTGCGAATCGAAAGCGACGACCTGTCGGGACAGACCAGCAACACCGATTCGGCGCACAAGGGGTTCAAGCCCAAGACACTGGCCGTCACCTTGCTGATTCCCTTTGTCGATGGGGACCACTTGCGCAACCTGATGCGCCTGGCCGAGTCGACCGGCACCGGTGGCGAGCTGAAAACCTATCGGGTAGTCAATGACACTGCTTCGGCGTTTGGTGTTCGTCAGGTGCAGTTCTCCGATGGTGTCAGCGCCCGTGAAGACGACTCCATTCGGGCGTGGCTCGTCCAATTCACCCTGTCGGAAAAGCTCTCCAACCCTGAGCGGGTTGAGGCACGCCGCGCCGGCAAAGCGGTGACGCAGCAAGGCGCACCGGGCCAGTCGGTGACTGCACCAGGTGCAGGCGGTAGCGGAACGGGTGCACCTGGTCAGGAGCTGAGCGGCTTCGAAGCCACGCTGAAAAAGCTGGATAACTATCTCGGCGGTGGGTCATGAGCATGAAATTGCACAAGGTGCTGACCATCGGCGGCGTCGTCTATCCGTTGGTTAGCGATGACGTCCGCCTTGAGCTGCGCACCCCCGGCCGCGCCACGCTGACCATTCAGGCGACCGCGCCAGTGAAAGGGCTGGTGACGCTGGATATCGGCTACAACGACAGTCCGCTGCAACGCCACTTCATTGGCTATGTCGAGCGCTGTACCTCGTCCAACGCGATCGAGCAGGTGCTGTTCTGTCGCGAGCTGGCCGCGATCCTGGTTAACCCGTTGCCGATCAACCTGCGCCATGCAGACCTGGGCACGGTGCTGGCCGATATCAACCAGAAGTCAGGCCTAAGCTTTCGAGTTCCTGACAAGGCATACGCCAAGGTAAAGGCCCCGTTCTTTTACAACCTGGCCGCCGGCTACCAGGCGATGGATAGCCTGGCCCGCGTGTTCGGGATCCCTGACTTCATGTGGCAACAGCAAGGCGACGGCGAAGTGTTTGTGGGCAGTTGGGCCGACAGTTTCTTTGGCTCCAGATCGCCGCTGCAGCTGCCCATCGCGCTGTTCGACGGCTACCAAAACAACCAGAGCGCAATGATCGCGGCCCTTCCCGGGCTGCGACCAGGTGCATCCATCAACCAAGGCGAGCGGATCACCCAGGTGACGCTCTCCGGCAACCAAATGGCGATCCGATGGAAGACGCAATCCGCCGCAGCGTAGAGCGGCAGTTCCCTGAACTCACCGGCGGTTATCACCTGCCGCGCTTTGCCCGGGTGGTCGGTGTGGCAGACGCCCCGGCCGGCGCCGGCATCTGCGACGACTTCCGTCCGCGCTTTGCGGTGGACCTCGAGCTGTTGGGCGAGGACGACGAGCCCGATCCTGCACTGCCTGTGCTGGCCGGTGTGCCGCTGCCAATGCCGATGGGCGGCGACGAGATGGGTTTTTTCGCCTTCCCGGAAGAAGGCACCCGCGTGGTCGTGTCCTTTGCCTACGGCCTGCCGAGCAAGCCGTTTATCCAGGCAATCCTGCCGCATGGCCTGAGCCTGCCCAAGGTGCCGAAGGGTGACCAGGTGTGGCAGCACAGCGACGCTGCCCAGCAGCGCGCTGATGCCGACGGTAACTGGCTGCGCCAGACCGATGGCCGAATCCTGGACAAGTCGATAGATCGCGAAGTGGAAAGCCTGACCAACATCGAGCGTCACCAGAGCAGCAAGGTAGCGGTGGACGACCATTCAATCGAGTCGGTCGGCGGCATCAAGACGATCGAAGCGATCGGCGCGCTCAAGCTGTTGTCGGGCGGTGCGGCAAGTCTGGCGGCTCTGGATGATCTGCACCTGGCCAGTGGCCGAGACCTCAACCAGGTAGTGGGCCAGAAACTGAACTTGACGGTGGGGGGCGATCTTCAGGAACGCATCGAAGGTGCCCGCCGCAGCATTGCACCGACGACCTGGCTGGGATCTGAGTCGGTAAACGTGCTGCAGGTGCTGTGCGATCTGATCGACTTGGTCATCCAGATGAATGCCGATATCGCCAGCCATCAGCACGGATCCAGCCCAGTCCCAACCAACGCGGCGAGCTTCGCCGGTCATGCCGGTACCGGCGCACAACTTTCTGGGCAACTGACGCCCATCACCGGAGCCTAATTTGGAACTCAAAAACTTTTTCGTCCAGGACGACCAGGGCAACAAGCTGCCAGGGGCGGCCTGCTACCTGTATCAGCGCGGTACCGAAACCCAAGCGACAGGCCTGCGAAAGGCCAATGGCGTGTCATTGATGAATCCGTTTACGGCTGACCATGAAGGATTGGTGCAGTTTGCTGCCCCCAATGGCCTATACGACCTTCGCATTGTCAGCGGTGACCGTGACAACCGAATCCAGGTGCAATTTAACGATGTGAGCGAGGATCTCGCTACCGCTAAAGTTGCAGCTGATCGTGCCGAGGTGGCTCGCGATTCTGCACAACTATCCGCAGGGATTTTCAGCACAACCGCCGAAGGGTTGGCGGCTACGTCCAACGGCAAGTATTTCAGTGTGGTTTCGGTAAATAGTACTGAGTACCTGATTTTGTATCGCAATACAGCAGGCGTTGCGATTGAGATCGATCGTTACCCCAACGCCACTGCCATCAGCGATGTGAGCAAGTTGGTGCAGAATTTCGAGTCCGCCAACAGCGAAGCCGAAATACTGGTGATCACTGATGGCGAGGGCGCCCAGCACGCAACCCTCACCAATAAACGTCTGCAGACCCCATCATTCGACTTGGCCACGCAGCCAGGCGTAACCGCCATGGGCGACTCCGAGGGCGGCGTGGCCTTCTACGCAGATGATGAGCGCGTGATAGTCGGCCAGCTTGAAATGCGTTACACCGATCTGCCGGGGATGTTTGTCACTGACAATGACGGCAACGTTTTTAGCGACCTCGGCTCCCCAGGCGCAATTGAAGCGCCTGACCTACTGCCAGAGCCACTTGCGGACCCACTAACAGCGGGGGTGCTGTTCACGCCATTGGTTGTTACATCTGGCGACGATGACATCACCCTATACAGCGAGAGTTTGCTCCACCGCCGTGAACTGGTCGGGTTGATCAAAACAACGCTCGCCAGCACGACCACTCCCGAAGTGCAGAGCGGTCCGGCCTTAAAGCTAAATGCCCTCCGTATGGGCCCGCAGGGTGTCATCAATCTGCGGCAGGCATCCATTTCCAGCAAACGCCGAACGGCTACCGTGGAGTTCCGCAATGTGCCGGTGCAGGACGGGACTGCGCCGATCAAGGTGTTGTTGCTCGGCGACAGCATCTCGAACTTTCAGGGTGCCTACTTAATCAAGCAGCAGCTCGAGGCGCTGGGCTTTTTGCCGACCTTCGTCGGCACCCTCAATGGTTCGGCAACCGAGAGCACCAATAACGCCTCCGGCCCACTGGGCGAGCCCCGGTCGGGTTGGAAGGCCAGCGACTACACCTACCGCGTCATCGACCGAGCCCAGCTGGTGGCACCGGGTGACGAGGCCGCGTACATGGCCATGACCAAATCCGTGAAGGCCACGTACAACCCCTTCCTGCGTCCGGCGACTGGCGACGACAGCCCGTCCATCACGCGCAACGGCCAGGTGTTTGACTGTGCGTTCTACGCCAGCCGGTTTGGAGTTGCCGCGCCAGACGTGGTGATCAACCTACTGGGCACCAACGACATCAAATGGGAAACCGCAGACAGCGTCTATGACGCAGTGAATTCCGACGATCTGCTGATTCACGCTCAGATTCTGGCTGCGTGGCCTTCCGCGAAGATCTTGCGCAGCATCCCTGGAACGGCTCGCGGCTCCCGCGACGCCTTGTGGAACTCGCACTACAGCCAGGCGATCAAGGCCATGCGCGCAGCGGCCGTGACCATTGGCTCACGGGTCACTGTCGCGCCGCTTTGGGCAATGACGGACCCGGATGGTGGGTACCCGGGACCAACATCTACCCCCGGTGCCGATGGGTTTGCGGTCGGCGACTGGTATGACCCGATCCACCCAAGCGGCGCGGCTCGGGTGGGCCTCTATCGTGCCCTCACACCGTACATCGCGGCGCAAAAACTCAACATCATCTGACACGAAAAGGATTCTCAAATGGGCATCATGCTGATTTCCAACAACACCCAGGCGCCGTGGTACTCCAAGGTTGTGCCACCGGTGACCCGTGGCCTTGAAGGGTGGTTCACCTTCGACACTGACGTTTCGCGCTTCGCGCTCAACCGAGCAGTCGGCAAGGCCGACGCCGCCGTGATCGGCTTACCTACTGCGTTTGCAACCCATGGCCGATTCCAAGGCCGCTTCAATTACCTGCAGACGCCTATTGCCGAGAGTGATGAGCAGACGCTGATCGTAGTAGGTAAATCCGTCAACATGCCAACCGGCAGCGCTGACGCTTCGATGCTCGTTGGTAACTTCTCTGGAGCATCCGCCACACCTGGTTTGACTGGTACGGCGCCGGGTACGAACGTCTACCTACGATCTTCCACCAAGGTAACCGGTAGTGCGGGGCGCGATAACTCAGCGGGCGGCGTCGTCAACGACGCGGCCGAGGTAGTCGGTTCACTGCCAACGGCTTGGGCGATCAGGGCCGTGCGTACCAAGACTGGCGCACCGACGAAAGTCTATGACCTGACCGCACACGTCTCTGCCGAGTCATTGAGCAGCTTGCCTCGAGGTCTATCAAACACGATGTTCCGCGTCGGCAGTGGCACGGCTACTGACTTCGCTGGCGCGTCTGATATCTCTGCAGTGGCCATCTACTCGAAATACCTTACGGACGATGAAATCAATCTGATTGCTGCCGCAATGCGCAAGCGCATGGCTCGTTTGGGTGTCGTCGTCTAATCAGCTGCGCCAATCAAGCCCGTCCAGGGCGGGCTTATTTACGCTCGTTGGTTTTGTGCTATCAGCCCTAAAGTTGTTTTGTCCATTTTTTGCCATTTTGGACAATTTTTACAACCAACTCTCCAACATTTGTTGAGGGGCAACCCAGCGGACAGTTCTCAGCTTCTCTGGCGGTATTTAATTCTCTTGCTCTGTCATGTGCAGTTGTGAACGAATCCTTAATCATATCAAAGTCAACTATCGCTTTGCTCTCGTGATCATAATTCGGCATTTCTTGATTAAGTCGCCTCTGTACTGAATGTCGGCCGTCCTGGTTGCCATAAGGAGTAAGATGGAGTAGTGGCCATAGTTCAAAACATGGATTGGAAAATCCAACATCAATTCCATTTTTTAATGCCTGGTTTATTGCGGTCTCTATGTGATGATGTTCATCTCTATCGAAAACGACCCAAACTCTAAAGCAGTGATCAAAGCTGTTCTGTGATTTCCTTCTTTTGGTAGTTAACTCGTCCTTTAATAGCATTGCCTTTTGGACTATTGTTATTGGTGCGCCCGCGCCTGGGATCGGTATAATTTTGACTAATCCATTTCCGTAATACGTCGCACATTGCTCAAAATATACCGGCTCGGTATTGCGTCCCTCGCAAACAATATGTATTTCAACTTTCGGGTCGACCACGTTTGTCGGGCGCTTTAGACTAGGTGTTGCCGGAAACTTCCTAGCCATATTCACTCCTTGTGATCATTTTCAAAGATTTCTTTGTAGGTGGTTTCGGTTGTTCCAAACAAAGGGACAGCACCAAATCTACCTTCCATATAACCCTTCTCGAAATTGTCACCGCGAAGGCTTTTTATTGAGCTTAGCGAATATATGCTGGTACTCCCAGTCTCGTCCTTTTCAACAAACCAGATCTGATCCCTTCGCAACAAGCCCGTGGTAAGCATGCTGGTGTCGTGGGTTGAAAAAATCAGTTGCGCCTGACCAGGGTTCGTTTTCGGATGAGAAAATAAACTTATAAGCTCCTTTGTAACTAATGGGTGAAGTGCGATGTTTAATTCGTCAACTATTAAAATCCCACCATTTCTAAGTTTGTCGAAAACTGGGCCGAGTAGTTGTAGAAGTGCTTTAGTGCCTGCGCTTTCGTTTTCAAGTTTAATCGGGAATGTTTTGCCATCTTCGCCAGTGTGGAATATTTTTGCTTCGGTCTTCTCGAGGAACTCATCAAATTTTATGTCAGTTGTAGATGCATGCTTCGAAATGAACTGTTCAAACTCTTGAATCATGAGTTTGGTTTTTTCATTTGTAGCTATTTTGGAGAATTTAATGTCTGCGATGCCAATGTCTGCCGCTCGCATAAAGCTTGTTGCCATCTCTCGCTGATGCTCGTCAGCATTAAAGTAGGCATGAATCTGTTTGCTAAGTAGTGGGGTCTCGTCTATAGAGTTAAGTCTCTTGGATACGCCGGACGAAAAATACTCGTAAATTATTGACAGGTGAGGATGAGAGTTTTGCGCCGCTGCAGAAAGAAATAGGCTGTTGTCTCGTACAAACTTTGCAATTGCTTTGTTGTCCCCTTTAAGGGCTTTGCCGAAATAAAATGGTTCATCTTCCGAGGCGTCTCTATGGAAAAGGACGCTTCGGGATTGTCGCTGTTTCCCCAATGGAAACGAATATAGCCATTCGCTATTTATAATCATTCCATCGAGAGTGAATCCGTAGTGGTAACGAGTGTCACCCAATACAAAGTCAGCATCATATTGTGATGCGGTACAACGAGACTCCTCATCTAAAAGAAATGGGGTATAAGGCGTGCCATGGCGGTTAGAAGTCATATTGTGCGAATCACGGATGGCCTTAACGAAAAACTCAAGGGCTCTCAAAACCGTCGATTTGCCAGCAGCGTTGGCGCCGTAGACCGCTACCACAGGCACCACAGATATGTTTTTTTTGGCGCTGTCCATTTCAAGATTTTCGCCCACATGAAGAAGCCCTTCAGTGGTGTCTTTAAGGGACGTTGCCACCAGGGACAACTCTTGATAGTCACGTATGGATAAATGGTTGGATGTGCCAAATCTAAGGAGCATGTCGATACCTCTAAGCCGCTTATTCAGCGTTTTTTTACAAATTATCTTATTGGAAGACTATATCTCAGCTCTATATGGCGCAATAACAGATTTTGTAACACCGATCCACGGCATGTCGCCCCTGACGCTCTCTAGACGCAGCGGATTTAGATACGGAGGCAAAAATTGCCTTGCCGACAAAAAAGCATCCAAAAAAGCACTTATCCCCCTCCCGCCGACGGGCCTTGCGTCCTTTTTTTGTGCAATTCCAGATGTAGTGCAAACGAAGCTGCAGGCCAGGCGGGCCGTGGGGCCCTGTGGGCGAGTGGCCGTTTCAATTTGTGCAAGGTTTTGAAACGAAAAGCAGCGCGGTTGCATAGCGGTGCTGCAGAAGACGCGAGGAGGGGTAGCGCTGGAAGCCCCAGTTTCATTGGGCGAAAAACTAGAAAACGTGGGTTTTGGCGTGTTTTCCAAAACGTGCGCGATCTTTTTTGGGGAGTAATTGCCTGCATGCCGATGGAAGGTAAATTCCCTATGGCTCATATGCGGCAAGGGCTGCAGGCAACTTATTCCGTTTTAGGGCATTTCACGCTTCCTCAGGGTCAACCATTCGAAGATGAGGGAGGTCACTCATGTTCTGGAGGCGAGTGAATTCTTTTGTCACGATCGGGACTAGCACACGGTTCAGAGCATCACCCAACCTTACAGCTTGGTCTTCGGTCAGCTTTTTTACAGTGCCTGTAACTCCGCTGGCACAGCACACGTTGTCGGGATGGATGCCTATGTCGTCCATGGTGCCGTCAATGTAGCCGCGTAGGTATTCCCGGCGTTGGAACAGGATCGAACTTTCGGGGGCTTCCTGGTAATCCCAATGCACCTCCCAAGCCGCGCCTTTCTTGATGACTTCGATGATGGGTACTGCTGCTCGGGATGCTGTCTTACGCATTCTTATTTTCCTCGATCAGTGCGCGCCGGGACATTTTGAAGGATAGCTTCAGGGGCCCGATGAAAGTTTTTTTAACCTGACCCCAAAATCCCTGTCAGACCATGGATATCTGTCAGCAAATGCCCTGGAGGCCACGTCTTTACTGGGATTGAGATCTGACACCGAGGGTGGATGTTTGTGTCGGTTTTACCATAGTCAACAAAAAACCCTTATAAATCAGTGACTTGGGATAATGGAATCTGACACTGCTGTTTTGTCAGGTTTTGACAGGGCGCTGACAGCTTTCTGACATCAACTAAGAGCTCTGAGAGGCTTGAATTAGAAGGCTTAGAGAGTAGATAGAAATTAATCTGACAAAACTGACAGGCTTTTGAGGGGTCAGCCCTAATTTTTTTGCGCTTCGCATAAGGGGGCGGCTCGTAACTCACGTACACATCGCAATGGCTCTAATTTTCCGCCTCTCACGAAGGTAACCCCCTCATTCTCTCAATGCTTACAGGCCAGAGGGGAGAAGCTGACGGACCCATGGAGCGATGATGGGCCAGATCGTTTCGAGGTTGGCAGCAATGGTAGTGCCGTCAACGGCGATCGCTCGCAGCTTGTCGAGCAGACCACTCTTCTGTACCAACTCCCCACGGCTCGCAACCGGAGCCTCATGTAGAGCATTCAGAAGTTCGGCCATTTCCCGCGCTTGCGGGCTTGGAAGAACGAGAAGGGCAAGGATCTTCTCAACGCCTTCCTGGCCATTGTCCAGCGCAAGAAATCCCACCTTACTGCGACTGGCATCCGCTCGCTTCGCGTTAATGCGGCCGTCTCCCGTCGTTAAGTACGCAATGCCGCAATCCGTAGCTATTGAACCTTCAGCATCGATAAATCCCATTTGAATAACCTCCCTGTCGTTGCTTGTGGATAGTGAACCCAGCCGATAAATGCTGATAGGCCACTGTCGGCACATTTCACCATTTGGATGTCGAATTTATCTGTTTAATACCTTGATATTGTGGTTCTGGCGGTGCTGGGACTGCGGAACCCGCTATCTCAAAAACCATTGGAACGAGGCCACGGTTCTGGAAAATTGTATGGTCCTTTCCCCAATGAACGGAGAAAACTCGAGGCTGATATCCATTAGGTAGCGGGTCACCCCACGGGGCAACGGTGGTTTTGCCTGCGGCGGTGTATACGACTATCCAATCGCCAGGATAGGCAACGCCATGACCGAGCCAAAGTAGATGGTCACGTACCGGTACATTTGACCCATCATAATTTTGCGAGGCGACCACGACGCAAATCTTCGAAAGATCGCATTGTTCGTGGACAAGAATTCCGAATCGCTCTTTGTTAGGAATTCCAGGGTCATAGACGTCAAAGACCTGAAGACTCTCAATTTGGTCCATAGGTGTCATCTCGCGCCTCGCTTCGGAATGAAGTTCGTGAATAACAGCAGTGCGCCAAGCCCAGCGACCAACGCGGCGGCGGGTGCGAAATTGCTTTTATAGAGGTCTATCGCAATCGAAACGGCTACGGGGCTAAGGAATGTGCAAACTTTCTGAATGATGTTCGTAATGCGACCTTCGCTCAGCTGTACTTCCAGCTTTACGATCTGAATTTCTTTGGTGTGAAGTTGTGCATTGAGAGCATTCAGCTGCGTTTGCAGCTCGCTCGCCTGATGCTTGGCCATTTCTTTTTCGTGGGATAGGTTGTTGATCATTGCCCCAATCATAGGGGCGTGTAGATCCCCTCCGAAATTCTTAGGACGATTAGCAACTAATCCAAGGAAAGCGCGCTCTAGGAATTGGCCTTCAAGCGGCGGTGCGACATGTGTGTTGACATCTGTTGGGGTGCCAGCCACTTGGTCGCCAGCTACGCCGCTTTCAGCAGGGGTTGGTGCGGTCGCATCTAGGGATAAAGCTAGTCGATCCATCGCGCTCATCTCCACGGCGTACCGTAGGAATTTATCGTTGTTGTTACGTCTGTTGTTACGTACGCCAGATAAACGAAAGGCCCGCATCGCTGCAGGCCTTTGTTTTGTATGGTGCCGGCACCAGGAATCGAACCCGGGACCTACTGATTACAAGTCAGTTGCTCTACCATCTGAGCTATACCGGCGTGTCTGGGCGACGATTATAGCGATTGGGAAGGTTATGTAAACCCCTGA